CCAGATTTGGACAATATTCCGTACCGTGAATCCGTTGATATTGTAGCAAGGTTGACTGATTCAGCTGAGGACATAAATGAAAAGCCCGACCTACGGTTTTTAAGATAACACATTCCATAAGACCGTGTGTCTGATTTACAAGCTTCCCAGAAAATGTAGAATAATCTATTTGATTCTCTAAAGTCCGGTTGCCCAACATCAATTTTGGACCACTGCAGGTACATATAATTAGTGCCAGTAATGTAAGTAGGAACACCTTTGTTAGTGAACCAAAAGCCTTCTTCACGCCTTGTAAATTCTTTGTCAATATAGTCATACCATTTTTCTTTAAAGTCTAACGGGTATTCTTCCCAGTCAAACACAGATTTAATTCTATTTAATTCTTTTGGGTATGGTGTATAAGTCCATTTGTCTTTTTCAAATTCAACAACATCTTTTACTTTAGGCAAAGCTATTTTAAGGTTTTGTATTTCATAAACCTCACCTATTTCACCTGTTTTGCTTATAACTATTAAATCATGTTCCTTGTTATAACCATAATCCCATTTTTTATACCTATTCATTCTGTTAAGAACTTTAGGTTTTATGTGGTCTTTTAAGACTTTATATAAAGTTTGCTTATACATTTTTAGATCTTCCTTCTGCAAAACCTCTAAAAGATTTTTCTTCTTTTACGTCTTTAGGTTTTTCATTTAACAAAGCTTCTTCAGCTTCCAATCTACTTAGTATTTCAAAAGCATCAAATATAGCTAGCTTTTTTGTAGCTGCTGCATTTTTTAATCTATCTGCTGTGATATCATCTCCTGAATCAACAATAGCTTCTTTAGCTACTTTGATTAGCTCCTCAACTGCTACTTGCCCAGCTTGGATTATATTCAACTTCGTTTCCTTGGTATTCATATTTAATTACAATATCATTAGATTTCATACAATATAAACGCTTGCCATCAACTAAAAATTCCCACTCACCGTTAGGTGTATAACCTACAAGGTCACCAGGATTAATACCGAGTGCTTTTAAAGAACTATTGCCGTATTTTAGTATACCAATAAGGCTTTGCTCTTTATCTAGCGTTAAAGACTGATTGTCTTTTATTGGAGTTATAAAGCAGCGGTCATTAAATGAATGCCAGCCTTCTTTATTTTTATATAAATAAATTTGATCTATAGCACAAAAATGTAAATCATCTTTAAACCAAGACCTGCTTTTCTTTTTAATTCCTTTCATGTCATAGAATACTCTAAACACGTTTTGGTGTATAACAACTATATCACCTATTTCAATACCTGTACTTAAAGCTTTAGGTGTTTGAATTACTTTAGCTAATCTATTTACAAATTTAAAATCTTCAATTTTTGTATTTACAATTAACTCTTTATTTCCTACCTTAACTTTATTACTGTATTTTTCCCCTACTGGTTCTACAATAAAGTCGTATATACTTTTCAATACTCTAGATCATATTCAACGGAGATAGCCATGTTAGAGTTAAATTTCTTCCATGGCATAACCTCGTTGTTTTTTTTAATGTGAATATTATAAGAACCATCAGATTCATTTAATAAAATATGCGATATTTCATGACCACCATAAACTTGTTGGCCAACTGAATAATGCATCGCATCAGTTTTATAATCAGAACCTATACTGATTTTTCTTATATTATTTGTCATCTTCTTTTTCGATCTCAGTATAAGAGCCGTCTTTTAAGTCAATGTTTATTTGACCATATTCGTCTTCTAGTTCTTTTTTAGTAGCTTCAATTTCTTTAGATAATTCAGCTACTTGGCCATGAACATTTTGCTTTTGAACGTCTAGTACTCCCAGCGTTCTCAACCCTTCTGTTAACTTGTTTTGTTGTTCTTGAACAGTTTTTAATTGTTCTTCAGTAATCATTGCTTTTACCATTTCTTTTACTTTACTCATAATTTGATTTTATTTAATTGTTTATATTAATATAGTTACTTATATATTAGTTATTTACATATAACAAGATCAGCTTCCACAAATGGTGCTGTTACGCCTGTTATGTAGTCTATAGCTAAAGGTAAAAATTGCCCAGCTTGTACTTCAAATACAACTGATTCAGCAGCTGTAGGTATTCCTCTATCCACTTTTTTAAGTTGGAATGTAGCATCTACGGATCCACCTGGTCTTCCAGCTTCTACTATAGTAATAATGTCTCCTGCTTGATATCCACTTCCTCCAGCTATTACGGTCACAGAAGCTACTACACCTCCGGCAGTTACAGTTACTTGAACTGTTAAACCTCCGGTTGCTCTTCTAGGATTGGTGTCTAAGGTAGTTAATGTTGTACCAGCTGTGTAATTTGTGCCAGCATTTAATATTGTGATATCCGCGTTAAGGCCTAAAGGCACAGCTCCTTTTGAAGTTCCTGCTGGTATAACGTTTATGATGCCACCCTTACCACACCAAATAACAGAGCTATTTAAAAGATTACCATAAGTGCCTGTTTGGTTTTCAAAAGGCCATGCAGGTATACCGTTTGGTGTTCCCACTATCCCCGTTGCTGCCATTGCTTTGCCGGCTATACCGGTGTCTATTGGAAATTTACTCATTTTTTTTTATTTATTACTTATTGATTTATATTTTTCAAAACCACGTGAACCAAAATAGGCTACGTATACGGTTGTTAATAGTTGTTTTAATAATTCTATCCATTCCTGTTCTACAGTAAATGATATTTCATGATGACTATCAACCCATATAAAGGCTATAGCCATAAATGATAAAAATATAAGCGCCATAGGCCGCGTATTTTTGCTTAACCATGAATCCGAAGTCATGTCCGATTCCCAACGTTTACTTATTTGGTCTTCCGCATTAGCTGCAGCTTTTTCAACTATGACTTGAATCTCCTTTTTAATCTGAAGCTTTTCTTCGTCTGTAGTTGTTAGGTTGTCAATAACTTCACCAACATCTTTGATAACGTTACCGCTTAGCCATTCCCAAATTTTTTTCATTTATTTAATTTTGATTTAGCGCTATTAGCCTTTGACTTTCTGCATCATATGCTTCTTGTAATGCTTTTTGCGTTTCTACATCTTTTAACTTTTGATCGTATTGGGACCCAGATAATTGATTTCCATCAGAGTCACTATAAGTTTGTACATTGGTTTGAGCTGCCCTTCCTCCTCTAAGCAACGTTTTTTTCTGGCCTTCTCTAAACCCAGTAATTGCAGGGATAGATGTTACTGTTGCGTTCCTTGGATCATTAGCGTCTCTGTTTAAACTAGGATCTGTAGAGTTAACAACAGAGTAACCAGAATCCTGCCCAATAGTATTTGGTGCATATATTGGCGTTTCTAAAATAGATCCATCCGAGTAATACGGAATTTTACCTGGCTCAGCAACTGCTACTTGATTTTTATTCCACTGCGTAGGATTGTTATATATAGTATCATTGTCTTTAACGTTAGCTAATTGTTCCTCAGTCATTACACTCTTCTGATCTGTTACAGATTTATTATAATTTTCCACATCAATTTTGTATTTATCAAAAAGGTTTTCCATACCAGTATTTGGATACACTTGATTTAGAGGACTCATGTTACATGGGCTTTTACTATAACCCGGTCTTGCAATTTTATGTTTTAAATTCATTTTTTATGTTTTAATATTTTGGACATCCACCACCTTTACAGCCTCGAACAAAATTTCTTAATCCACGAAAACTAGGCATTCTTATTTCTGGTAAATTGATTTCTGGTAACCGTATATCAATATTTCCAATTCCTGAGCGAGAAAAACTACCCTCTATATTCTTTGCCTCACCTAAAGAAGGTGGGGTTAATAATGTTGGCCTTGGGATTACTTCTGTTTCAACATTTTCACTTCCTGGAATAATTTGCGGTGGAGTACCTTCTCCTGAAACTATTGTTTCGGTTGGAGGCACTACTATTGGTGGTTTTGGAGGTCTAGAATTATAGTCATCGCATTTTTTAGATCCATATACCGCTTTATATTCTTGGGAACACATGTTATCCATTCCTGTATATTTTTTTGTTTTTCCCGGTGTAGTTGTTACAACAGGAGGAGGGGCATCAGTACCAGGTATTATTTGATCAGGAGTTGTAGTAACTAACCTTCTTACTCTTTCTTTGTTTTCATTTAAACTAAACGATTCGTTAGTTGAAACATTTTGATGCAATGGAGTGCTTGACCTAACTGGGCTAGTACCTGTAAAATTCATTTGAAATGCCATTATGTTTTTTGTTTAATATATGTTATATAAAATTTACCATTTTTATTGGTAATTAATGCTGTTAATGTATTTTTATCTTTTATTTCAAAAACAGCTGTGGTTGACCAATCGTTTTCTAAATAATAATTATTTAAATAAAGTTTTTTTTCTTTTAATTCTACATTTGTTGTTGATAATAAATTACCTGAAAGAGAACTTACAGATTTTACTTTTAGTTGATTGTTATTTATTGTTATAGTAACATCTGTAGCTAAACCGTTTGATGTCCAATTTCCTAAAAACTCTTCCTGCGCTTTAGACACAAGTGTTGTAAGCAATAAAAATGTAATAATTAGATTTTTCATAATATTAAATTTAAGTGTTATATTAATATTATTACTTATTCATAGGAGTTTCTACAACATATTTAGCTCCAGGGAAATGATAATCATATCCTGGATACATTACTTTAGTGTAACCTCTGTCGTCGGTACCGAGTACTTTAAACTCTACCCCTTTCATTGTTATATGACTCCCCTGTATAATATTTTGAGGATTATTAACATCAGGGCTGTTCCATAAATAACCTGTTTTAGATGTTTTCATTTAACTTTTTTATAAGCTTCAGCTTCCCAAGGCAAATTTTCTGCCCCTTCTTCCATGTCAGCTCTTGAATATTTTTTGCCTTTCCAGTATACGTTATCATCGTCGTAATCTAAGTCTCCTCTTTTCATTTGATCTAAGTGAACTTGTTCGTGAGCAATAACTTTTTCGCAATCACTGGGGTGTAAATTTTTGTTTAAAATTATAGTACCATTATTATTAGCTTTACCCATTACGCCATCTTCCATATCTACACTGTAAATTGGAGTGTTATCTACCTTATAAGGTGCGTTACTAAGTTTAAAAGCCATGGATTATTTTTTGTAAGGGAATATTTTATTTAATGCTCCTTTTCTGGCTTCACAACCGCAAGGGACGTTTAATCCCTTGCTTATTGTGT